CCCCTCCCGTTGCTGTGGCGCTTAGACCTCAGGCGGGGCCTCGCCGACGGGGCCGGTGATGTCACCGAAGTGTCTGGGCATATTGGCTCTCCCTCTTAGTAGATGTGTTAGTGGGGCGCCCCGAGTCGAACGGGTCCCGTCGCCGGTAAGGCGACGGGCAGCCAGATGCGCCCCTGCCCACTACTAGGTGTTTAGGCTAGAACGTAGGCGTAATCAGACCTGTTCCCGAAATTATGCTGATGCTCTTCGGGTAGCGGTCCGGTGTGAACGCCAGGTAGTTGTAGACCTGGAGCCGGATCGCGAGCGTGTTCGAGAGAACTTCCTCGAACACCTTTGTCTTCACCGGCGTGTCCTCCATCAGGATCTGATCCTGCGTGCGAAGCACGAAGATACGGTCCTCGTTCACGCCGGCACCGTTGACGATCGTGACCGAAGAGTCAACGATGACCGGAAGGCCCTGCAACTGGCCGACCAGGTTCTCCGATGAGACGCTCTCCAGAACACCGATCGGGTTGACCGGTGCGGTGGGCGGAACCAGCGGACGGTTCTGAGTATCCAGAGCGGCCAGGAACCAGCCCCACCGGCGGGGGTGCATCACGATCAGGTTCGGTGGGAGGAACCTGTTCGTGTGAATCAGTTGGATGGCGTCCGCGATCTTGGAGTAGAGCTCCGGGACCGTGGGTGTCGCATCCGTGTAGGTCGACGTGTTCGGGGCCGTCACGTTGCTGATGCCCTTCGCGTTGCCGCCGGCGCCTGAGCCGGCGAGAACCTGGAGGTCGACCTTTGTGTTGTAGTCCGCCGTGAGGTCTGCGAACAGCACCTCATCGACACCGGGGACGCTGCGCTCCATCAACTGACGCGCAACGTCCTGCTGGCCCGCGATCGTGATGACGGGCACGGTGATCGTGCCGGTCGTCGCGTCGGTGGACTGAACAGCGGCGTTGTCCTGCTGGGTGGCCGTGGCCGTCCCGGTCAGGATCTTCGGGATCACGATGCTGTTCGTGTTCTGCGGCAGCGGCATGTGCGTCACCGCGTCTGCCACCGGGCGGGCCGCACGTGCTAGTGCGATCCACTGCTCCTGCAGGTACAGCGGAGCGACGAGCTCGCCGCCAGCGCCGGCTGTCGAGGAAAGTGCTCGCTCCTCGATCATCTCGCGCTTGTGCTGCTGCAGGCGGCCGCGGGCTTCGTCATCGCCCTTGTACGCCAGGTAGAGGTCGGAGAAAAACGACCTCGTGTCGTTATTGGACCGCTCGTATGTCAGCGACTCCTTGCCAACCCGGACCTGCGGCGACTTGGGGTCCGCTTCCGGCTCGGGGTCGTCCTCGACCGGGACGATCGGGGCGTTGCGAACGGCCTCTTCGACCAGCTCGCGCCGGTCGACCTGGGCCTTCACCCGATCGTGGGTCTCCTTCGCCTCGTCAAAGCTGCGCTGCAGCTCGTCGAGAGTGTCCTCGGTCGCGTCCTCGGCGACCTCGGTGATCGCGGCGGCGGCGGTACGGAGAGCCTCTGCGGCCTCGTTCCGCTGTGCCTGTAGCTCCTTCAGGGTCATGGGGTTCCTTACTTCGGAGTGATGCTGCTGATGACGTGCGCCTGTGCACGCATCCGGGCCAGCCGTACCGACTGTCCCCCACCCGCCAGGTGCGGCGCGATGGTCTCCGTGGCCCGTCCTTCGACGCGACCGTGCTCCAGGGCCTCAGTCAACCGTGACCGGGCCAAGCTTGCGTCCGTCTGCGGGTAAGCGCCCCGCGCGCAGACGGTGACGTCCATGAGCTCTCCGACCTTCGTGACGGTCGCGGTGATGTTGCCATCCGCGTCCTCACGCCACTCTTCCTCGTCGATCGTGAACCGAAACGACATCTGATCAACGTCGCCGCGGCGCATCAGCACCGCGAGGTCATTGGCGTAGGAGGTTGGCGCCATCCGCGCCCAGGTATGCAACCCGTAGGGATCTTCGCGCAGCTCGAGCGTCTTGTTCTTCGTACGCGCAAGCGTCAGCGACGTGTCGTGGTCCCAGCACAAATGCACGTCCGGGATACCGTCGAGACACGACGTGAACGCGCCGGGGGCGATGATCTCCTTGAACCCGCCAAGGTCCAGGGACTCACGATTGAACACGGCCGCATGACCGCGCATCGTCAACTGGCCATCGCCGGCGCCGCTGTCGCGGATCTCCACGTTGTCGAGCGCGCACCGGGTAACGGCGAGCGCCTCGCGTTCGAGCATTTCGGGCGTCATTCGATTGCTCCCTGGTTAGGTGCTGATGTCAGTCGACTCGGCCGGCGCAGTCGGAGCGGTTGGTGTTCCCGGGTTCACGGCGCCGCCGACCGGGGTGGCCTGAACGTTGTCGCCACCTTCCACGGGAGGGCGGTTCTCCATCGCGCGAATCTCGTTGGCCGACAACCAGCCGGCCTGCCGTGCCTGAACGTAAGCGGCGTAGCGGGTGGCAGTGTCGGCGCGCAGCAGGCCGTCCGCGAGGAACTCGGGGGTCATCGTCTTATCGGGGAACAGGTCATCGTCAGCCAACAGCGCCTGTTCGATACGGACCAGCCACGGCGCCAGCGAGAACTGCAGGAATGAGAGGTTCTTCTCCTCCTGCTTGACCCGGTTCTCCGGGTCCGCGCCGGCAAGCAGCCACGTCGGGATGCGAAAGATCCTGGCGACCTGCTCGACCGTGAATCGCTGGCCGTCGACGTACTGGGCATCGTGGGGGCTGATCCCCACCTGCTGGTAGGTCGACCCGCCAATCAGCACCCCGAGCTTATGGGCGTTCTCGCCGCCACGGTGCTCTGAGTCCCACGCCTCGCGCATCTCGTCACGCTGAGGCTTCGACAGGTCGCCGGGGATCTGGAGCACCCCGCCGGGCGTAGCGTCATTGGAGAAGAACCGGCCGCCGTACTCCTCCAGCGCGAGCCCCGTGCCAAGCGCCTGACGATGCATCGCGATCGGGCTAATGCCGATCAGCGGATGGTCGTACAGGATGCCGGGGATATAGAGCACGCTCGACCGCGTCAGTGTTTTCACGCCGTAGCTCGAGTCCTGGTCACGGACGTCGAACACAAGCTGGCCACCGTCGACGCGCGGCGTTACCCGATCGGCCTGAAGCGGCCCCAGTTGCACAACCTTGCCCTGCGCCTTCATCTTCAGGACGTAGGCGCCACCCCAACCGTGCTGAGCGGCAACGATGTGCGACCACAACGCCATCGGCGTGACGCCCTCGCACGGTTTGTCGTGCAGCAGCGCCCACTGCGACGAGTCCTGCGCCCGCTCCTTATTGTCGCCCACCTGGCGGTAGACGATCATCGGCAACGAACCGACGGTCTCGGCCAGCACCCGGATCGCAGACAGCACAGCCGGCAGCCCCACAGCGTCCTTCGTCGAGACCCACCGCCCGGCGGCCGACCACACACCGCCCTGGGAGCCGGGCAGCGGAATTCGGTCGGTGCCGGCGAACAGGTCGCGGGACTGGACGCTGCGGTTCCCTTCACGGGTGGCGAGTATCAAGACAGCTCCTGCAGGAAGAGGACGTTCTCCTTCGGCACAAGAGTCGAGCCGGGGAGGTCATGCACCTGCTCGCTGGCGACCAGGCGCGCGCCCTGGAGCTCGTAGTGGCCCGCCACCACCCCAATCAGGATGCCTTCGATGCTCGGGTCTGCGTTTTTGAAGTGGACGCGCGTGCGGCGCTTGCGGAGCCTCACCAGAACTCCACGGACGCAACCGCCGCCGGGGCGTCCGCCCGCGAAAAGCACACCAGCAGCGCCATCAGCGCGTCGATCTTGCGCCTCGCCTTGCCCTTCGAGATCCGCCAGCCACGGTCAGTGTCACGAGTAGCGCCCGCAGCAACATGGGAAGCCAGCACGGGGTCGGCGTCGTGCGCCAAACGACCGCTGACGATCGCCTCGTAAAGCCTCGTCGAAGCGGGAACGGTGCGCTCGTTCGTCATCGGAAACTCGATCATCAACAGCCCTTCGTCGGCAAGCATTTGCGCAGAACGCTCAAACGACCAGCGGTCGTAGATCACCTCACGCACCGTGAACCGGTCGGCCAGACCACGAATGTGAGCCTCGACGTGCCCCAGGTCCATAGCCACACCGTTGCCCGGAGGATCGAACACCCGCGAGCGGACCACCACCCGATCCTCGACGACGGCGGCCACCACAACGGCGGACGAGTCCTTCTTCAACCCCACGTCCACCCCGACATACACGTCGTGGTGCTCAGGAATCCCAAGATCAGACTGGCAGCCATCCCAGGCGCCCGCAGGGAGCCAGGACTCCTCGCCCGCCGTCCAGATGTTGCAGGCAAAACGCTGCCACTGCCACTCCGTCATCGACGGCGAATCATGGCGCCGACGCAAAGTCTCCTGCGTATGCCACGGCGCCGGGTTCGCGGTCTCGACGACCGCCATGTCGGCCAGATCATCGCCGATGTCCAGCGCCCACTCATGCACCGCAAACCCGCCATCCGGCGAACGGCAATAACGATGCGCACCATCACGCACCACGCCCAGGTCATAGGCCGCCTGGCGCATCACCCCGAGCGGCGAATCATGGTCGGTGCCCGCCGTCGAGATCGTGACCATACGGCCCTCACGCGGGCCGAGACCGTCGCGAAACACGCCGTAGAGCTCCGTGCTCTTGTGGCGATGAAGCTCATCCACCAACGCCAACGTCGGAATCACGCCGTCCGCCGTATCCACGTCGGCGGCCAGCACACGGATGCGGCCAGAGTCGCGCCGACTACGGATCTCGCGGTAGCCGCGCTTTACGTCGACCCGCGACTGCAGGCCCTCGGCGCGGCGAACGAAACCGGCCGCCTGGTCGTAGAGGATCGTGGCCTGATCCCTCGACGCCGCGGCGATCACGCACTCCGCGTCCGGGGTTGATACCAGATGAAACAGCGCCAGCGCCGCGAGCGTCGTCGACTTCGCATTCTTCTTCGGGATCAGGATCAGCGACTCCGTCGCACCGGCGAAGTAGTCGCCGAGCATCTGGCGCTGGAACGGCAGCAGCTTCATCTCCGCGCCACTGTCGAGCGTCAGGCCCGAGCAGAACTCGGCGAAGACGCCCAGCTCAAGCGGTGCGACGGGCGGTCCGGCGCTCCGCGAGCTGGTCCGTGTTCGCGAACGGGTCCTTCGGCTCGACGGGCTTTTCAGGCTTGTCGGCACTCTTCTTCTCCCACGGTCGCTCGAGCAGCAACTTGATCGCCTGGACCGAGCCACGGCGCGCGGCAACCTCCAGCATCGGCACCAGGTCATCCCTACCCAGCGGCTCTTTCACTTCGGCCCGAAAAGCATCCACATCGCCCGCCAGCCGCGCATAGACCGACCCCTCTTCCTTGCGTCCACGCACCAGCCAACGCTTGACCGTTGGCTCAGGAACGTCGACGTCGCGCGCCGCCTCGGCGATCGTCATGCCGGCCCGGATCGAGCCAACGAGCCGCCCAACAAGCGCATCATCTAGACCGGCCATCTCGAACCTCGATCCCTAAATGAGAACGGTTTTCTTCGCGAGCGGTTGCGAGTGTGTCCACGCCTGGGGTGTTGGGGTTGACCCTCCCCCCCTTTGATTTGGCCGGCCATCGTGGGCTTGTCCCGTCCGGTCTACTTACTTGACGGGGCCGGTGACGCGTGCCTGGCTGTCGTCGCCGTCCGTCTCATCGGGCTCGAAGCCGACGCTCTCGATAAACGAGACCTCGCTGAGGGTGATGCCGGGCTGCTTGAGGGGTGTGAGGCCGGTGCCCTGGTTTTGTGCTGCGAGCTCGTCGAGCCTGGCTTCGGCGTCGGCGCTGTCGCGGCTGAAGTAGACGCGCTCTCCGGTGTGGTTTCGGATCTCGTATCCCTTCGTCTTCTTGTTCATCTTCTTGTCGAGGGCTAGCGGTCCGACCGCACCTGAGCGGTCGATCACTTCACGGGTGTCCTTGCTGTCTGAGGCGGGGACGGTCTCCTCTGCCTGCACTTTCGTTCCTGCGGCCATGCTGGCCTCCTTGCGGTTGGATGTCTACGTGAGGGGGGACTGGCTTGCGACGATGACGTCGAACGTAAAGGATGGTGTGGTGCCTGCGATGGTCCAGCGGACGCGGATGCGTCCTGCGAACGGAACGGTCACATTGACGACCTCGCGCGCGGTGGTCACCTTCTGGGCAAACGTGATGATGGTGTTGTAGTTGGTGCCGTCGAGGGTGTCCTCGATCACGACGTCAAGGGTGGGTGTTGTGCCCGATGCTGCGGTCACGTTGAGCTGGGCGCGTAGGGTGTTGGCGCCCTGGTAGCCGTCTATCAGCGCAGTGTTGCCGGATGTGGTGCGTGCGGTTGACGCGTGAACCACGTCTTCGGCGTAGCCGCCGATTGAGCCTGATGCGGGGGTCATAGATTCCCTTCGCTATTGCTTCGTGACCTTCAAGTCCAGCGACCAGGCATCGACGTTATCGGTGTCGACGAGGTGGACCAGCGAGCCGGTGGGGATGTCGCCTTGGCGCTTGATGATCGCGGCGCCGTCTGTGATGTCGTCGAAGGTCGCGTCGAGTTCGATCGTGCGCCAGCGCTGGTCCGGTGGCAGGGTGACGCTTTCGGCCAGGCTGCGGTAGAGCAGCAGCCTCATCGCGCTCTCATGGGCTTGCATCGCATGAAGTAGTAGTCAAGCTCGTAGGACTCGACGACCAGCAGACTGGATGTGGTGGTAGTGCTCATCGCGCTCCCTTCGACAGATTGTGCTGGGCACACGCAGCCCTGAGATTGCCCGGGTAGTCGGTGCCTCCACGGC